TGAAGCGGCAAAAGTTGATATAATTAAAAAATATAATATGTCATTTAAAGAAACAGAAAAATTAAATGATATATATATTGAAATTAATAAAAACATCCATAATGAAATTCAAAATCTTTAATAAATAATATTATGAAATACCATTATTTTTTTAATACCATACGTAAAGTAATAATTCAATTTTTGAATATGTTTAATGATATTCAAATTGCGCGTTATAATGATGAAGGTGAAATTATTAAATATATTAAAGTACCATTACGTTTTGTTCCTAAAGAAAAAATGTTTACATGGTTACATCAAAGAAGATTTGATAGAGTTTTTCCTGTAATGTCAATTCAACTAAATGGTATTCAATTAGATACAGATAGAATTACTAATAAAAGTGAAAAAATTAATTTAAAAATTGATGAGGAATATAAAAGAATATTTAATCCAACACCATATAGTTTAAATTTTCAATTAAACATAGCATCCAAATTTATGGTAGATCAAGATCAAATATTAGAACAGATATTACCATTTTTCACACCAAATGCTTTTATAATAATAGACATACCAGAATTAGGTGTTGAATTGGAGAATAAAGTTATTTTTGAATCATGTTCTATGGATAGGGATACTAATATAGATGAAACAAGTTATAGAATGATAATGTATACATTAGATTTCACTGTTCAAACATATTTATTTAATCCATTAACATCAATGACAAAATCATATTTAACAATGAGATATAATGAAACTGAAGAAGAATTTGTATTGCTTGATGGTAATCCGCGATATATTACTGATCCAATAACAAATGAGAAATTTAAATTAGAAATAAAAGATTGTTGTAAAGTATATATAAATGATGTTAGACATTTTGATATTTATTATGAAGAAAATGGTGTTGAACATTTATATAATTATGAATGTGAATTTGGCAAATTGTATTATTTTTATATAAATAATATAAGATTTGAATATTATTGTGAAAGTGATAATATAGAACGAGTAATAAAAAAGTTAATTACTAAATATTATGGTAATAAAAAAACAATGTTAGAATTTTCAGGAACAGAAACACAATCACCAAGTGGTAGAGAAAATTCTATGTTTACTAATGTTATAACAGTTGATGATAAATCTGATCCATTATTTAATATATACCAATATGAAAAGTTTGATGAAAGTGAAAAAGAAATAAAAAGAGAATGGAAAGAAAAAAAGGAAGAATAAATGACAGTAGATAGAGTTTTAGGTAAATCAACACCTACTAATTTTAAATTAATATTTCCACATTTTCCTAATATAGATGATGATGGTGATAGAGAATTATCATTAAATATATTTGATACAATTATTCCATCATTAACATTAGAAACAGATAATTTAAAATGGCAAGGCGCTCATTATATTGTTCCTTCTGGTAAAGTAACATTTAACCCATGGACTGTTAATTTTGTTGTTGATAGTGATTTTCGTAATTGGATAATGTTAATGAGATGGATAACATATATAAACAATAATTTTGATCAATTTGTTAGAAGACCCAAAGAATATAGTATAATGGCAACATTAATGATAACAGACAATTGGCAAAAAGAAATATTATTGGTAACGTTTGAAAATGTTTGGATAAATGAAATAGGTGAGGTTGGTTTATCATATAGAGAAGGCGGTAATGATTTAACATCACAAGCAACGTTTGCATATACAAGATATTATATACAAAGAGATATAATATCTAATAAAAATTATTAAAAAGTTAAATATTGAATTTTTTTAATAAATAACTATATAAACATTTTAATTTTAAAAATCTTAAAATTTTGTATTAAGATTATAAATAATTGAAAGAAGTAGAATAAGAAATTATGGAGGAATAATATAATGGCATTTTATTTATCACCGCTAGTTCATGTAAAAGAAATAGATTTAACACTTACTATTCCAGCAGTAGCAACATCTATTGCTGCAATTGTAGTCAGAAATCCTTATAAGGGACCAGAGATGCAACAAACTTTTGTTACATCAGAGGAAGAATTGATTCAAATTTTTGGAAGACCAACAAACGATGTTCAAAATTATAGAGATATGAATGCTGCTATAGGTTATTTAAAATATGGCAGACATTTATATGTGACGGCTGTTCGCCCACAATCAGCAACATTTGCTGGTGTAAAACTTTATAGCCATCCAGTATCAGGAATGATTCTTGAAAAATATGAACCAGAAGACGCTTTAGAACTAGATGATTTTGCTAGTTTAAACACAACGGAAATAACAAATGATATAACAATACCAGAAGGATATGATATGATTTTAATATCCAATAGTAGAGGCGAATTTGGTAATAGAATAAGAATTGGTATTTGTAATAGACCAACATATAATTTAATTAAAGAAGTTGATAATTTTACAACACAAGCACCAGAAGATGGTTCATCTTTAAGCAGTTTCGGTCGAATGGTTGATGGTAGGTGGGTTTGGAATACATTTTATAACACAATAAAATCGCTTGATACACCTATGTCTGAGTATGGTGATTTTTTAATATTAATTCAAGAAATAGAAAGAGATAACGACGAATATCAATTAAGAGAAGTTTTTCCTGTTTCTTTAAAAGAAATGAGCATAGACGACCAAGGAACAACTAAATATGTAGAAAACGTTGTAAATTATCAATCAAATTATATAAGAGTATTATTATCTGAAAATATAAAAAAGAGTGAGGAATTTCCTTTTTATACATCAGATTGGGAAAATTTAGGTGGTGGTATTTTAAGTACCGGATCAACAATGGTGGACCAAAATTTGATTATGGATGGTTATGATTTATATCTTGATCCAGAAGAAATTGATGTTAATTTAATTATTGATGGTGATAAACCAACAAGTGTAAAAAAATATTTAGCATCTTTTTGTGAAAAGAGAATGGATTGTATGACAATTTTAGATTGTATGTATGAACATGTTGTTAATAATCGCAAAAATGAAACAATGACGTTGAGAAATTATAGAATGGGCTTAGCACCATTTTTATTCGATAATTTGAATATTAATACAAGTTATGCTGCTTTATATGGTAACTGGGGTGAATTATATGATAGACACTCTAAAAAATATAGATGGGTTCCATTAAGCGGTCATGTTGCTGGTATTTATGCACACACAGATTGGGTAAATGATCCTTGGTGGGCACCAGCTGGTTTAAACAGAGCAATTCTTAATAATTTAAGAAGATTAGCTTGGAATCCATCATTAGGTCATAGAGATATTTTATATAAACACGGTATTAATCCAATTGTTTCTTTCCCAGGACAAGGTAAAGTTATTTGGGGTCAAAAGAATTTATTAGACAAACCATCAGCTTTTAATAGAGTAAACGTTAGAAGATTATTTATTGTATTAGAAAAGGCAATATCAACAGCTTCTAAATATTTCTTATTTGAGCCTAACGATCCTGTAACAAGAATACAATTAACAAATATGATTGTTCCTTTCTTAAAAGATGTAAAAGCAAGACGTGGTGTATATGACTTTTTAGTTGTATGTGATGAAACAAATAATACACCAGAAAGAATTGATAGAAATGAATTATGGTGTGATATTTATATTAAACCAGTAAGAACTGCTGAATTTATTGTTCTTCAATTTATTGCAACAAAAACAGGTGTTCAATTTAGCGAAGCACAAGAACAAATTAATAACTTAGTAGGATAATATTGTTGACAAAAATGTGAAATGTTTATAAATAATTTTGGAGGATAAAAGATATGCCAATAATGAGTGGATTTAATTTAGATACTTTTAGAGCAAATTTAAATGTTGGAGCAAGATCATATTTATTTTATATGTTACCGAACATTCCAGGCGGGGATAATAGAAAGGCTGGTTTTTTGGTTAGATCAACTTCTTTACCAGCATCAAGTATAGAAGTTGCTACTATACCATGGCAAGGATATTCATATAAATTAGGAACAAAACAAACTTTTGCTGAATGGTCTGTAACTTTCACATTAGATTCACCTGATGTTGTTAGAAGTGCTTATTTAAGATGGATGGATGACATACATAATGCATCAACAAATGTTCATGGTTTACCTGTTACATATATGATGGATCAACATGTAGAATTATTAACACCAGATGGTGGCGGCACAGTTGCATTATATAAATTAGTTGGCGCATGGCCTTCTAGTGTTGGTGAAGTAACATTAGATTATTCTGGTAGTGATATTGCAACTTTTCAAGTAAGTTATAATTATCAATATCATGAAGTAATAGGGTTATAATTATTTTAAAAAAAGGGGTTTTTGTTTATGTCTAAAAATGTTGATTTACAAAAGTATTTAAATGTTTATAATTTTGAATTTGAATTACCAGGAACAGGAGATATAATTAAATATAAACCAATAACAATTGGTCAAATGAAAAAATTATTATCATATAGTGGTAATAATAAATATTCAATTGAAATGTCATTAGATGAATTAATAAAAACATCTATAGAAGATAAAAATTTTAATGTGGAAAATTTATATTTGAATGATAGATTATCAATATTAGTTGAATTAAGAAAAGCAACAAAGGGAAGCACATATAATTTTATGATAAAATGTCCTGAATGTGAATCACAAATAATGGTTAATATTAATTTAAACGATGTTAAAATTGATAAAATAAAAA